CGCGACGTCATCATGTTCGATGACGCCTCGACCTACGACCACTACCTCCCCAATGACACCTTCTCGTGGCGCAACGCCAACGTCACGGACACTGTCCGTGCGCCGTGGCGCTTCTCGATCGACCACATGGCGTGGACCGATCACGAAGTGGAACTCAACAGCGGCAACGGCTCGACCCGTGATTACGTCAAGGCGCAGTACAAGCGTCTGAAGCGGATCAAGGAACAGCGCATGTGGACGTCGCTGACCAACGGATTCGAGAACGACCTCTGGGCGACCCCCTTCGGCAACTACAGCGAGATGGAAGGCAACGCCGGCAAGTTGCCGTACGGCCTCCCCTCGTTCATCTCCGAAGTCCCTCTTCTCAGCAGCGCGTTCGCTGACGCCCGTGGCGGCGCTCCGCTGGGCTGGACCAACGTGATGAATCTGGACCCGACGGCGGAAAACCGCTGGTCGAACCAGATTTCGTACTACGACCCCGGCGCGACGGATCCCAACCTGCAACTCTCGACCAAGACTGGCATCGAGAACGTCCGCAACGGCACTAGCACCTACAGCGCGACTGTCGGTGGTCTCCTGACGGCGTTCGACGAGATGTTCCTCAAGTTGGACTTCCGCACTCCGTCCACCCGGGCTGAGTACTTCGAGAAGCCCAGCATGAACCGGCAGATGATCCTCTGCTCGCGTCTGGGCATCAACAACTACAAGCAGGCCCTCCGTGCGTCGAACGACACGCTCGTGTCCTATCAGGACCCGGCGTACAACGCTCCGACCTACAGCGGGATCGAACTGATGTACTGCTCGAACCTCGACACGGCTGCGATCTACCCATCGGGTGCTACGGCCCGTACCGCTCACAACACCGACATTGCTGCTGCTAGCACGACCACCGGCGCAACCGAAACCGGTGCCAGCGTGATCGACAGCGGCGCCCGGTACTGGTGGGTGAACGGCAACTACCTGACCCCCATCTTCCACAGCCGCCGGTACTTCGAGAAGCATGAAGTCCTGCGTCACCCCAACCAGCCCTTCACCTACGTTCAGGTGGTGGACTGCTGGTGGAACCTGTTCTGCAACAGCCGTCAGCGTCAGGGCATCGTCGCCCCGATGAACCTCGCCTGATCAGCAGTGAGTCACACAACGGGGGGCTAGGCAACTAGCCCCCCCCTTCACCTTCAACAACAAGGAACCAACACACATGCTTCTCGCTCCCACTTCCGGTGACATCGGCGTCCAGCCCCACGGTCACGTTGCTCGCGTCATCAACCGCTCCGGCGGCGCACTCGTCATCGGTGACCTCGTCGTCACCTCGTTCGCTCACTCCGGCGCGGTGTACCCCGCCACGACCACCGCTGAAACCCGCCTGACGCCGTTCTCGTCGGTCGTTCTGGCCGACGGTTCGCCCGTCACCAAGGGTTACCTTGGCGCAGTGGTTGATCTTGGCAGCGCCAGTGGTGCCGACGGCACCGAAGTCGTTGTCCAGTTCGGCGGCATCGTCAAGGCCAAGGCTACGGCCACCGCCGCCATCAGCATCGGAACCGCCCTTGGCGTTTCGGATACCGCTGGTGGGCTTGACACCGGTGGCGCTGCTACCTCGACCTACCCTGCTGCCGTGGCCCTCGAAGTCAAGGGCAGCGGCACTGCCGTGATCAACGTCCTGTTGACTCACGACATCTGGTTCGGCGCTGACGTCTGATCCTGACCCCACAACTTCCGGCTGGCTGGGGGAAACCTCAGCCAGCCGTTTCCTATGCCCACCTTCGCGCAAGTCAAGCGTCACGTTCTGCTCGCGGTCGGCGGGTACCCGTCGCTCGCTGCCGGCCAAACCAATGCCGAGCGGCTTGCCGAGGTGGTCAACCAAGCCGGACAGTACCTGTTCCAGCGGCCTTGGCGGTTCCGTGAGCGCACCAGTGCGTTCATCAGCCTCGTCGCCAGTCAGGACTACGTCGCCCTTCCGGCGGATGTCGAGGAGATCATCTCCCTGATCAACAGGGAGAACATCGGCTTCAACATCGAGTTGGTCACACCTGACCACCTCCAGAACCTGCGAGAGATCGGTATCGACTCAGGAGGTCACAGTGTGACCTACGCCTGCTTGTCGCGTACGGCCAACGCCGCCGGCGCTGCCCTGAATGCTGTCCGACTGGAACTATTCCCAACGCCGACGGCTGCGGCAACGGATGCCATCGCCGTGCGGTACCGGGCAGGCTGGACGGACATCGCCAGTGGCGCTGCTGACTCGTACGAGATTCCGATCCCCAAGTACATCGACACCCTGTTCATCCAGTACTGCCGAGCCTTCGGCATGGCGTATGAAGACGAGGGCCTGTCGCAGCGCCTGATGGAGATCGACGCCGGCCCTGTGCTTGCCGGAGCCATGACCAAGGATGGCATCCTCCAGCGCGACATCGGTCGCCTGCGCCCGTCATATGAGATCGGGTACAGCATGAGCATCCTTCCACGGTTTACTCAGAACCCGACCTGACATGGGAGTGACGGTAAGCCCATCTCCTGCTGATACGTTCGAGTGGCAGATCCACCCGACTACTGTCACTGGCTCTGGTTCTGCTGCCGGCGTGATTGGTCAGGTGGTGTCGAACTTCTCGCTGACTGACGCACAGTTCACAAGCCTGATCAATGGTGGCGGTGCGCTTCAGCCGACCATCAGAATTGACTGCATAAACTTTGGTCGAACTCTGATCATGCCGATGGTCCAGTTCACTGGCGCAGCAACATTCCAGTTTCAGGTACTGGGCTGGACGTTCAGCAGGCCGACGAACTCATGGATCTGTCAGGCCGTGACGCACAGCCCAACGGCTGTGAATGCGTCCAATACCGCCGACGCTGGAACTGGACTGGTGATCAACGGAACTACATACAGGCCATTTGGTCTTCTTGGTGTAACTACCACCTCCGCTGCTGATGGTGACGGTGGCGTGGTTCCGTTGCCGTCTCACTACGAGATCATCCCTGTCGAAGGTCTGCGTGCAGCCAACGCTACATCGCTCGCTGCTTCGAGCGCGTTCATCCAGATCAACAACTACGGGTGGCGCTACCTGACTATTCATCTTCGACAGACGGCAGGCGTGACGTACACCTGTAACTTCAGGTGCCTGTACACCAACACTGGTCAGATATTCAGGTGACCTATGGCACTGAACATCAACCCAGAAGCGGCAGGATTGAACGATTGGGAGTACCACCCAACCGTGATGTCTTTGCTGGCTACCGGCGTGGCTACGCCGATGGGCCTGATCCCAGCGTCGTTCGCGCTGTCCGAAAGACAATTCACGAACCTTGCGATTGGAGACGACGAACTTGGCAATCCATTCAAGCCAAGCATCGTGATCGACACGGTCGGTCGTGGTCGAATCCTCATCATCCCGTGCATCACTGCGGCGTCGTACACCGACCTGAAGTTCCAGTTGATTGGCTGGACATGGAGCCGGCCTGCTAATCGGTGGATCGGTACGGCCATCAACCACTTCGCTTCGGCCAGAGTGAACATGGCTGTGATGCAGTTTGCCGGCGCCGGAATCACCCATCCCGCCGCTGGCGCCACAGTGTTCAAGCCTATGGAACGCATCGGCGTGACGACGGCAACCGATGCAGATGGCGGTCTTGGAATCGTCCCGCTTCCCAAGCAGTACGAGATCCTTCCGGTTGAGGGTCTGGTGTCGTCGGCCACCACGAGCCACGCATCGCCATGCACAATCGTCGTGAACAACTACGGGTGGACCTACATCAGCCTGCACCTGTTGGTCGGGGTAAGCCCGAACGCCAGCGTGTCGGCCATGTGTCTCTACCGGCGTGACAACGGAGCCTTCAAGTGACCAAGATCACAGAACATAACATCAGGTTTTACAGCATGTTGGGTACGCTCGTCGCGGGATTTGCTTCTGTCTGCATGATGCTGGGACGAAGAGACGAATCCTTTAGCAGGGCGCAGAACGACATTGTGGAACTGCGCCAGATCACGGCGGAACTCGCCAAGACTGCGGCCTCCACGGCTCAGACCACGGTCCACCACGGCGAGAAGATCGCTGAACTCAGGATGCGTATCGAGCGCATGGAGGACCGGCAATGAGGTGGATCGTCCTCGCTTTGCTCCTGACCGCCTGCAAGAGCGGCACGCAAGAGATTGCCGACAGCGCCAGCGCGATTGGATCCAAGGTGCAGTCGGCAAACCGGTCGGCTGAGAAGGTCAGTTTCGCTGCAATCCGGCAGTCTGAGACGGTCAGTTTGGTGCAACTGGACCTGATGTCCAGCCCCCCGGACGTCGAGTCCGCACACAGCCGGCTGAGCGAGATCGGCGTCGATGCCGAAGTGATCAGGACAGAGGCCGAGCAGATCATGGCCTTGACCAATGAGATCAGCGTGGAGACTCAGGACATCGTCGGGAGCCTGCCGTCGGTCAAGGATGTGACGCCTTGGTGGTCAGGTTTCCTGACTTATCTGGTGGTTGCTGCGATCCTTATCGCTGCCGGCTTTATCCTGATGCACACGGGGATCGGTCACGCGATGGGTGCGTTGCTCACGCGCCTGATCCCGAAACGAAGGAGCAAGCAATGATCTTTGCAAGCATCGAGAGCCTCATCGGCTCAATCTGGGCAGTCGGTCTGGCGCTCGTGTCGGGATACGTTGTCGGAAACATCTTCCCGATCAGCAAGTTCAAGAAGTGATGACCCCCCCGTTCGCCCTGCTCCCCCGGCATGCGCCGGGGTGAGCGGGGTTCTAGGAGACACAGATGGCAACTCGTATTCAGGTTCGCAGGGACACGGCAGCAAACTGGGCAGCGGCCCCGACCACGGTGCTTGCATCGGGAGAGATTGGCTTTGAATCCGACACTCTCCAGTTCAAGATTGGCGATGGTACGGCTCAGTGGCAGAACCTTGAGTACGCCGGCGGGACCACGCCGATCAAGCAGAACGCCAGCGGAACAACCATCACCGATCTCAATGACGCTTCGCTCCGCAACAACGGGAATGCCAAATACCTGATCCTTGGAGCCGACACGGTTGGGAACGACCCTTCTGGCCTCACCACCGCCGCCGACGGACAGTTGCTGGTGACGGTCGCCAAGTATGACTATCTGGGTACGTCATCGGCCAACGAGCGTTACCTGATGACGCTTCATGCGCTCACCACCGGCAAGTTCTTTTACAGAACGTATGACGGGTCTGGGTGGAACGCTTGGAAGTTGCTCGTAACGTCAGACCCAAGTGGTAACGCCATTGTGTTTGGCGACCTCGCCGTCAACGGAGGCGATATCACGACGACATCGACCGGCACGGCAACGGTGTTCAACACGAACGCCACGACGCTCAACGTCGGTGAGGCTGCGACGACTGTGTCGATCGGTGCCACGACTGGCACCGCCACGATCCGCAACGCAACGACTGCGATCACGGGCAACGCTACGGTTGGCGGTAGCGCCACGGTCGGTACGACCCTTGGCGTCACCGGCAACACGACACTGACTGGTGACCTCGCTGTCAACGGCGGCGACATCACGACGAGCGCGGCGACGGCTACGGTGTTCGACACGACGGCTACGACGGTTCGCATTGGTGGTGCATCCACGCTTGCTTGTATTGCCGATGCTGTAACTACCAGTCAGACGATCGACATTGGTACTGGAGCAACGGCCAGCGGCGCTACGAAGACGATCAACATCGGTACCGGAGGCGCTGCTGGTTCCACGACGAACATCAACCTTGGTGATGCGGATGGTGGTTCTGTCAACATCGCCAGAGACCTAGCCGTTGACACGAATGTTCTGAAGGTAGACGCGACGAACAATCGCATCGGCATCAACGTGACATCTCCGACTCAGGCGTTGGACGTGCTTGGAAACGTATTGGCGAGCGGAACATTCAATGGGTTCACGCTTGCCAACATGTGCGGCGAAACCCTGTCTGATTACCCCAAGACAGGAGGTACAAGCAGGGTTGGGTCAATTTGTATGCTGGTTGCCTATAACTCAAGTAGCGGTTTTGGTGGTGAGTTGGAATCGGGCAACACTGTGACCCTCGCATATAAAGCAGGCGTTACATCAAGTGTAGGATTGGGGTTAGGCGCGAATACCGTCATAGCCGTGTTGGGCGGCGGTGTTACTTGGAACGGGACGGGCGCTACAGTAAAACCGAACACAGGAACTTGGACACTAATAAGTGCTGGTTCTGGAACGGGAACTGGAGAAGCAAACAGATGGCTTATTTGGGGAGTTAGGACCGCCTGATGCCCTACATCGGCGCCAACCTCCCCTACAAGGGCTGGACGACTGACACTCAGTTCTCCACGGTGCCTCCCGGTTTCTCGCAGGACATGCTCAATGTCATGCCTGTGGACCAAGGTCGTCGGCGCCTGCGTCTATCGTCTCGCGCTGGCTTCAACCCGATCTACGAGTTCGGTTCAGCCGGCCCGATCCAGTGCATGGTTCGGTGCGTGGCGTACACGGGCGCTGCTGGTGCGCTGAAGACGGTCATCAAGGACCGCACAATCATCGTCAAGGCCGGCGTTGTGTACTACCTCGAACAGGGAGGAGTTCCGATCGCGTGCAATGTTGCGACTGGTGGATCCGCACCCGACAATACACCTGCGCTCAACGCCAGCGTCAAGACTGTTGAGGGCGTCCAGTTCAACGACTATGTCTACCTGTGCGACGGCATCAACTACGTCAAGGTTGACATCAGCCTGACGGTGCCGGAAGTCCAGAAGTGGGTAGATCCGTATAACCACGTCAGGGTGAATGTTGGTGGTGCCGGTGGAAGCAACAACTACGCCACGCTGATTGCCCGGTACGGCGCACGCATCGTCTTGTCCGGTGTTGCTGACGCAGAGACCAACTGGTTCATGTGTCACATTGACAACCCAGATGACTGGAATCCAACGAGCGGGAGCGATACTGATGCCATCGCTGGCGCTGGTTCCGAATATGGAACTCTTGGTGATCGAATCATCGCGCTGATCCCACTTGGCAACACGGGCATGCTGTTTGCCGGCCAGCGCAGCATGTCGTACCTGACGGTAGATCCTGCACTCGACCCCAATCCGCAGATCATCACCCTAAGCCGAAGCATCGGCATCGTCGGATCCCGTGCGTACTGCTACGGGCCTGAGAAGATCGCCTACATCCTTGGCTACGAGGGTCTGTATCGGGTCAGCCCGAACGACTTCAGTCTCGATCGTGGCAACCTGATCAGCCTGAACGTCCTCGACTCGTTCTTCTCCAAGACCCAGTGGGAGGACATCGACGCCGTTCTGACGTATGACATTGAGTTGCGTGGGGTGTGGATCTGGCTGACCCGCAAGGACCAGCCGTCGGTCAGTGTCCATCTGTTCTACAGCGAGCAGACCGGCGGGTTCTTCCCCCAGCGCCTGTACGAACCGGAGTTCTATGGCGCCCTGTCTTCGTGTCAGGCGATCGTCACGGATGGTCGAACGCCTGTGGTTCTGATGGGTAGCGCAGATGGCAAGATCGGGTACTTCGACTATCGGGTCATCGCTGGCATCGATGGGTACCCGGCTAGCGGTTACAGCACGGCGTCGGGCGGCTCTTACACACCTCCGACACCGGCTGAATCGGAAGACCGTCGGGTCCTCAGCAACCTCAGCATTGGACCGTTGCTTGGGGATCTTGGTACCCGGGTGATGCTGCGGGACGTTCTGGTCGAGTTGAACTCCGAAGAACACCTCCCAGATACTGCCGTGAAGGGCAACCTTCCCCGTCCGGCACTGGCCCTGTCCTACGGTGACACGGCTGAGAAGGCCATCGCCAGCAGCCTGACGACCGTCCGCATGGTGCAGGTGCTATCGGTCACGATCGACGGAGGGGCCGCTGGTACGTCGTCCTTTGCCTCGACAATCGACGCCGGCGGTATTTCCCCCAGCGTTACCGACTACGAGGACGGTGGCTACGCTGCGGTCAATTTCGGCAACTACGAGGCCCGGTCCACGTTCGTGGACCCGGAGGCCCGTGTCTACGACGGGTCCGTACCGGATTCCGAGTACTACCTCAAGCGGGATACTTGGGATTCCGCCGATCGGTGGCTGGTCTACCACACCGACGCGAATGAGATTGTCTACGTCCAGCAGGCACTGAACGGGGTGTATAGTGCAGACCCGACCGTCGGTGAGTACCGATTCCGACCCGACGGTGTGACAACCAGTGCTGGACTCCAGTCCGATGACACCGCCAACTTCGAGGGCGTGTTGCTTGAGGCTGAGAACCTTGCGCTTGGCGAG